AGGCTACGCTTCCAGCCTTGGCGGCAAGACGGATGTTGTTGATTTTTGTATGTATGAATTTTTTGCATTGTGTTTTGGTTTGTGCGGAACATACCTGTGCAGCATACAGTAGTTCCTCTGTGCTTGGATCATCGTCCACTTCAATAATGACGTGTGCTGATGGAACGCCGTCCATATGCACCCAACTGTAGGACGAATCGGCGGAAAGAATAAGTTTCCAGTTTTCCTCGGCGGTTGTACCGACGTGGAAAACTGTCTTGTTGAACGTAAAGGTCTTCATTTTGAGTGAGCGCCACACACTACTCAAAAAACATAATGTATTCAATTTTTCCCATTTACACGGCTCGACTGGGTGTACGAGATACAGTTAGTGTGCGTGTTGCACTGCGCGTTGACGTGCGTGAAGGGGTAAGAGTCTTGGAAAACGATGAACTTGGTGTTGCAGTGCGTGTGATTGTTTTGGAAACAGATGGACTGCGCGTAATTGTTTTGGACACAGAAGATGATGGTGTGCCTGTGCGAGTAACTGTACGCGACACACTTGAACTTGGGGTGATTGTTTTGGAAACGGAGGGCGTAGGAGTTTCTGTGCGTGTTATTGTACGCGACACACTTGAAGTTGGGGTGGTCGTTTTAGAAACGGAAGGTGATGGTGTTCCACTACGAGTAAATGTTGGCGTTATACTTGGACTGCGCGTGATCGTTCTAGAAACGGAAGGCGTAGGAGTTTCCGTACGTGTTACAGATGCAGTTGTGCTTGGGCTTCGTGACAGTGTTTTGGACACAGAGGGTGTTGGGGTTTCCGTTCGCGTGATGGATGATGTGCGTGACGGAGTGCGTGAGTTTGAAAAGAACGATGGGATTTTGATGATGGGCGAAGGCAATGCACTAAATGTTGTAGGGATCACAGGAATCGTTGGAAATTCGGTGGCCGGCAATTCGGTTATAGGTAGCGACGGGAATTCGGTAATGAGTCGCGAAGGAATTGATGGAACAGATGGAATAGCTGTGAACAAAGATGGCAATTCAACGATTGGTATGGAAGGGTACGCAGAAAGAGTTGGAACAGCAATGCTAGGCAATACAGGAATACTTGGAATGTCAAATGATGGTATAGGTATTTCAGTTGGAATTGCAGGAATGCTTGGAAGTTCTAGGTTAGAGGGAATAATTGGAACACTCGGGACGGCAATTGTTGGAACATCTGGAATTTGGAAGCTTGGTACACCAGGTACAGTTGGAAGAGCTGTAAATAGTGACGGAAGTGTTGTGTATTCAACACTCGGCAATGCAAGCAAAGACGGCAATGTTGGGATCACAGAGGGAATTGCGGGTACAGAATCTGTAAAGGATGCAAGATTATAGAAGGAAGGTAATGCTGTGAACGTACGTGTTGGAAAGGGAGTGGGTGGTTTTGAACCAATTGGAAAGGAACTGGGCGATGGTAGGGCCGGAATGCTAAATCCGAAAAGCAGGTTGCGTCCGCGCAAAGATTGTGCAGACGCAAACACGACAGATAACATAAACAGAGTCAGCATTTTTTATTCTACTAAAGCATAATAATTGTGATTCTCATTTTTTTATCGAGGAAACATCATAAGTGCAAGCATCACAAAAAAGAACACAACTGTATGGAACAACAAACCCCATGAGGTCGCACAGCCATCGGGACTTGCAACGGTAAACAATCCACCAAACACCTTTTGAACCAATTTGTATGTTTCTGGATTTGCAACCAAGAAAAATACAAGAGCGCTGTAAAAACTATACTTTGCCTTCAATAACAGATTCATCCTTAGTTCACCCTGCGATTATTTTTTCGTGTAGGACGAATGATCCGTCCACCAACAACCATATGAGCTTGATCATAAATATACTTCAAAATCCTAAATGCCAACAATTCCGTGTGCAATGGTGTTGTTATGTTTAATCCATATGCCTGAGTTTCCTTGAATTCACTAAATGCTGGATTTTCTAATATGAAATTGATTAAATTTTCAAGTTCTGTGTGATCAATGTGCGTTGACGATGGACCCATAATGTTTAATATTTCAAACACTGCGTCACGAACATCATCATCAATAGACGCCTGTGATCCAAATTCGTGCTTGTTCTTTTCGCTTTGTGATCTGAAAATACGTTGCAAACCAATTGCTAAATCTGGCTTGATCTTAATTCGTATATCTCTGAAATTTGATAAAAAGGCGGGTAATTCAACAAGTCTACTTGTAGTTTGTGGTTTGCTGTCGGATACTTCAGGTAGTGCGCTTGCATTCTTCACACCTTTTGCATTACGATCATGCAAGCTCCTGGTCCTTTTGCGCAACTTCGGCTTCCAAATCGGCTATACGAGCCTGTAACTCATCACAATTTGTAGGGCGTGTTGCAAGCTCTTGATCTTTTTGCATAACCGCAGATTCTAATTCGGCAATGCGAGCTTCAAGCTCATCACAATTTGTAGGGCGTGTTGCAAGCTCCTGGTCCTTTTGCGCAACTGTGGCTTCCAATTCGGATATGCGAGCCTGTAACTCATCACAATTCGCAGGACGTGCTTGAAGTTCAGCTTCTAATTCGGATATACGGGCATCTTTTTCAGCCACGGTTTTTGTAAACGTAACCTGAATAGTAGCACACTTCTTACGTTCCGCTTCAAGTTCTTCATCAAGACTAAAATCAAATTCTTCAGAAAGTTTACGAACAACTTCTCTGTGTTCGTCTTCTAGCTTTTTAATTTGAGTTTCGTAGTCCTTTTGACGTGCAAGCAAATCCGCCTGAGCCTTTTTGCGCGCAGCCTCCAAATCGGATTTATGGCGTGCATTTTTATTTCCGCTATTTTGTGTACAGCGTGCAAGGGCAGATTCAAGCGTAACCTTAGATTGCTCACAATCGCGCAACTGTATTTCCAACTTTGCACGCATGCTTTCCAATCCATCGTGCTGTTCACGCAATGTTAACAATTCAGTTGTTTTACCTTCCAATGTTTGACGCAGCGTTTCAATTTCAACATCTTTTTGTGGTGGCAATGCTTCCAATTCAACAATGCGTTCACGCAATGATTGTACTTCGGTTGTTAGTTCCTGGATGGACGTTTCAAGCACTGTTTTATTTTCATTGCAAGTATCCAATAATCGTTGTAACGTAGCTTTTTCCTCATTAAGTTGTTGGATTGTTGCTGTGGCACTTGCACGTTCAGTTTCGGATGATTCACGAAGTTGTGCGATTTCCCTTTGCAGCGCTGCAATCTGTGCTTCAAGTTCACCTCGTCGCACTGAATTTCGTTGCGCCGCAGATTCCAATTCCGTAATTCGCGCTTTATTTGGTGATGTTGGGCTTCGCAGTCCGTCCAATTCTTGCATTAATTCGGCAATGCGTGTTTCAAGTGCTTGAATTGCGGCATTGCGTTTTTGCGATGAATTATCTGTGTTTTCTTGGTGTTGCCCCAGTAGCAATTCTTTGTAATCATACATTTGCTGTTCAATTAATTCCAAGTGATTTTTAAGGTAACTTTTTAACAATTCAAAATCTGCATGCTGAACTGCTCGTAATTCAGCAAGTGCTTCGCGAATGGCTGCAAGCTGTGCACTTTGTTCCGTCAAGGAGCTTTTCACATCCGCAATATTTGAACGGACGCCCGTTATTTCAGTACCAAACGTTTCAAGTATACTTTTCAAAGGGGATAGTGCAGATTCTAACATAGATTTCAACTGATCTTCAGTTAAACCTTGTTTGGATTCCAGGTTTTGTAAATTCTTCTTTGTTTCTTGCACAGCATTGGAAGTCTTCAAAGAATCAATCAATTGAAGCAATTGGTCATATAATTTTTGTTCATTTTGATTACGTGATGCATTGTGTGTTTCAATTGCTGCACGCAACTTTTCAAGTTCCGATGACAGCATATTGTCATTCATGTGTTGCTGAACAGATACAATTGCAGCTGTAATTTCATTTATGGACGCATACTTCACTTGAAGATTTACAAGTAATTCATTGATGTCTGGCACATTTTGTACTTTTACTGATTCCTGAAGATCGGTGAGTGCAGCATTGATTGGCTGTGATTGATTACCAATGAATTGTTGAATCAATGCTTTTAATTCGCCAATTGCAATTGCAAGTGCGCCTGTATCACAAATCTGTGTTACGTGACATCCGGCTTGTTTTTCAACAGATTGGCCCAATTGAACCGATTGCG